TCATTTGTTTCTCTCCTTGAGCATTGCGTCTGCCCATCCATATGTAGATGAATCAATCCATCCACCAGAAGCACCGCCGGTTTCAAGAATTTTGTTTTGCAATTTTGGGTTTGCTAAAAGACCTTGCAAAGCCAGCCCCGCAAAGTAATCCCGCATGGTCATATCCCTTGCAAATCCGCCGGTCTTGACCAGCCAGTCGGTATAGTCCTGGGCGGTTTCTCGTGTGTCTTTCATCAGAATTTCTCCCGGTAAAACTTGCCGATTGCTTCGGCCAACTCGTGGATTTGAAAGTCGCCGCCCTCGCCCCCGGCGTCGCTAATCCAGATCGTACCCGGCTGCACGCCTGGGGACAATACCCAGCCGGCCACATGGACCTCAAAGCGCTCGCGCCCGTCCTTCATGCCCTGGTCATAAGCCACCTGGGCCTTGCACGCGTCCTCAATGGTCATGAGGGTGTACTTTTGGCATTCTTCCCAGACAAACCTGGCGTTTGTTTCGCTAATTACCTTCTGTTCTGCGTCGGTCAATTGGGACCACCATTGTGTAAAGTTCATGTTAGCTCCTTTGAAATAGGCCCGTGAGCCGTGACCAAAGACCCTGGCTCAAGCGCGCATGCAACATGCGGTTGCGAAACAACAGGTGGTCCATGTCTAGCTCAAGACTCTTGCGCCCCTCCAGGTGGCCCTCCTTGCGGCCCCTGGCATAAGCCTCGGTCTCCACATCCTTAAAGGTGCGGCGCTTGTATTTAGTGGCCTTAGTCATAGTGGCATGTCCCCGTGCCATGGCTCGTCTTCCATGCGCTTTAAATTGAAAATAAACCGGTACTGCGGATGCACCTTAACGAACAGGCGCGCGTAAAACGCAATGTGGTTGTTGCAGACCTTGTAGTCCGCGCCCGTGGTGGTCATCGCCACCTCCCAGCGGATGCGGTTGACGATAAGCCAATGGCTGATCTTTCTGTGACCAGCGTTGACGGCGTCCAGCGTGAAGCGTTCAAAGTATTCCCACACCAGCGGGTTGCTGGCGTTGAAGTCATTGAACTCACGCTGTCTCAAATGAAACGGCGTGTTCATGCTCATACCTTGATCTCCAGCAGTTGCTCATCGCTGTCCTCGTCGACATAGGCCGAGAACAGGGTCAACTCAAAGCTGCCCTCCTCGGTTTCAATGACGATGTCCCGCGAGCCAGAAACCAGGTCATTGGTCTTGCCGTGACGAATTGCGCCCAAGCGGATGCTCTTGACGCAATGAATGTTCATATTAAAGTTCATCTCTTTCTCTCTTTCTGTTGATGGAAATTAAATTATATAAGTATCGTACAAATTGTATCTAGTGTTTACCCTAACGGTTATCGCGCATTTCCCTGCAAGCGGTCCGCGATCAATGTGGCGTAGCCCGCGATGTCTACCCAGCTGTCCACCTTGTCGGGGTTGCCGTTGACAATGCGTGCCATCTTGTGCACGATCATCTCCAGGGCTTCCCACTGGTCGTCGGCGAACGTCTTGTCGTGCTTGGCCGCGTGGTCCGCGAGCAGTCGTTTGATACCCTGCATCAGCGCAGCGCTGTCCCTGAAGGTGCCGTAGTCCTGGGCACGTGCGTCGAGGGTCTCCTCCACACTAACTTCTTGGAAAAGCTCGGGCAATGGTGCCAATGCTGGCGGCTGCCACTCTTCCTGCACTTGCTTGCGCAGCTTGTACGTCATGGGCTTGGAGGACTGAAACTTTGCAACCACCTTGGCCACCTCGGCATCGGGGAACTTGCGAAAGTATTCGCGGATTTTGTCAGACTTATTCATGTGGTTTCCTTTTGAGTTTGAACGATTGCACGTGCCTTGCCTTGGCGGATAACCGCCAGTACATGGTTGTGCGCTTTCTCTATGTCATGCACAGTGGCATGCGCCAGCTGCTCTTCATGCAGGTCCATCACCAGCTTCAGTGCTTCCCACTGCCTGGCCGTCATGATGAACCGCATTCCGTTGGCCACGCCGCGTCGTGATAAAGCAAGCAGGGCGTCTTGCCCCTGCTTAATCTCGTCGAGCCAGTCGTGACCTTTGCCCATGATGGCCAGCGCTTCAGTGATGTTGAACGCGCCGATCAGCATGTCAATATTCTCCTTGGTTGCGTCGCCCTTCCTGATCTGTTCCAGGGCTTCGCGGTTCTTGATCTGTACGTCGATGTAAACCCCTGGCAGATCGCGGACAGGTTTAAAACCTGACAGCACAAACTCCAGAGGGTTTTGAAGGACGACGCGGGGTCGGTATTTGCTGCGCTTTCTCATGTCAGTAAATACGCAGCAAGGACAATACACAGCACCAATACAGATGCAAATAACCTCACCGCCCGGTCGCTGACCAGAAGGCGGTAGTTGTCTAGCAAAAGGTTTTGGATAAACTCTTCGCTGTCCGTCATCAGTGGAGGCTTGGGCTGGTAGGTCAGTCCAATCAACACCTTGCCGGTGTTCACATATCTGCCTGAAGCGGCAAGTTCCTTGAACACCTTCTGCTCTCGGGTAAGGGCTTTTTTAGTCATTGCTCTCTTTCTCCTTTCTATTGTGGAGCGTCAAGTTTATCACGTTTAGTTCACGTGTCAACAACTCAACTCTCTTTTCTGCATTTAACCAGGCTTCACGCCACAGTCTCTGGTCTTCAATACGCTGCGCAGCCGCTTCAAGCAGGTCCTCCATGAAAGGAAAACTTTCCTTCATCGAGCGTAGTTCCTCTTGTAGTTTCATTTTTACTCCATGGATGTTTTAAATATTCCTCACGCAGTAGCCCATAGAGCACTAGGTCTTGCCCATCCGAGAAAGCCTTGCGCATGCGCCCTTCATATTGAAAACCCAGTTTCGATACAAAGCGCTGGGCGTTAAGGTTCTCCGCGCGGATAAGGCCCGTGACCCGTGGCACTTCAAGCACCCTAAACGGCAACTCAAACGATGCGTTGAAGAAACCGCGCGACAGCCAACGGCTCTTGGGCCGTGCTGCAATGTGCATGTCTATGTTGGTGCCTGTATAGGAAGAGAACACGGTGACGGCCAGGAACTGGTCCATGTCGTCCACCAGGCTTATCGTGGTGACATCCCCAGACATGCCCTCAATGCCAATAACTTTCTTGGCCCAGGCAACAGCCTCATCGTTGCGTTCAAAACGTAGAATTTTCACGGTAGTTCTCCGCAATCTCGTCCTCAAACAACATCACCTGCTCCTCGGCAAGGGTCTTGGTGATGTCCACTTGGCGCGGCTTTCCACTGGGGCCTACGATGGTCAGCAGCACCTTGGTGATGTCCAGTTGCGCGGGCAACTCTGTGCCCTCCACCAGCATGGCGGGGAGTACTTCAAAAGTGAGTTCGACGGGGAACGTCATCTCGGTCTGGTATTTCATTTTTAGCTTTCTCTCTTGTTTTGGCAATACGCTGTAGCGTCAGGGATTCGTCGTAGGCAACGTCAAACGCGGGAATCAGTAGGCAGTGCAGGTACGCGCCCATTCCTACCTTATAAAACGTGGCGACTTCCTTGAGCATGAAATACGCCTCCTCGGGTAAGGATACGGTAATCCAGCGCTGCCCCGCGCGCTTGGAGGGTGACGCGCGTACAGCGTCATATCGGTCCTTTCTTTTAGGACCTGATCGCCGTGGTCTACCGCGCTTCTTTATCGGCTGACGAATGTAGGGCTCTGGACTAGCAGGTACAACTTGGGTTCGCGGTGCGGGTCTTCTTCCCATTTATTTCTCCTTTCTATTGACTTTACCAGTGTATCGGAAAATCATGAGGCTTCTCCCCAGCTCGGTCCAGTCTCCACATCGACACGGGAGGGGACCTCTAGGGTTACTGCTTTGGCCATGATGTCAGCGGCCTCGCGGGCCTCTTCAATGTTCCTGACCGACAGAGCTACTTCGTCGTGAACTTGCAACAGCAACCTAAAGCCAGCTTTGTGCAGCGCCACCATGCCCGCTTTGGTCTGGTCTGCGGCTGACCCCTGGATCAAACGGTTCAGGCCCTTGTAGGTGCCCGCGCGCTTGATGCGCACGCCGTATTCAATGATGGCCTGCTCTTTCGGCAGCGCCTTGTTCACGCCCCACTCCACGGGCTCCCACAGCGGGAAGCGGCATTTGCGGCCCAGGAGGGTGCGGATGGAGCCGCCAGAGACAGGGTGTTCAATGCGCTTCATGACCGCGTCCACGGTGCCTTTAAGGAACGGGACTTTTGTGTGAAAAGTGTTAATCAAATCACTCGC